CGGCGGCCCGCCCGGCCTCCCGGTCAAACGACGCCGGGTCGCTCGACAGCCAGGTCAGCACCCAGAGGATCCAATGCCAGAGCGTCATCACCAGCCGTCTCCGTGGTCGATCACGGCATAGCCATCGGGGCCGACCGTGTGTGTGCGAGCCAGATGCCGATCGGTGACGTCTGCCGGGGCGGGCTCGACGAACACGGCAATCCAGAGCAGTTGCTTCGCCGTGCGGACGATCCACCGCACCACGGGCCGATCGTCGAGCGGCTTGGGCTCCGGTTCCGGCTTGCCGCCAGCGAGCCAATAGCCGATTGCGAACGCCGTGGCCAGGATCATCAGCGTGTTGCGGTCGAGCTTCATCATCACCTCACTGCGCGAGCGACAGGCTCATGGGCACTGCCGTCCCGCTGGACGATAGGGAGTCGATCGGTGCCGGCATCAGCCACCGGCCGTTATGGATGTCGCGCCACGCGAACCCAGTCTTGATGTCGCCGATGGCGTAGGAGTCGCCTTGCTTCAGGATTCGCTCGACGACCGGGCGCTCGGCCCAAAACGAACCATCGGGCTGGTCAGCCGGATACTTGCCGGCGTAGGTCAGCCATTTCGTGCCCCAGCTGTTGAGCACGAGACACGCATCGACCGGCCGCACGCCGGGCGGCGATTTCTCGGCGAAGCGAATTCCGACCAGGCACATCTGGTGCATCCAGGTGCCAGACGGGGCGAGCACGCCCGACTCGTCGGTACGGCTGGCGAAGCCCTGGCTCGAGGCGATGGTCACCGGGAAGCCGGCGGTGAGGGCCGCCACGCATTCCTGCCAGGTGCTAATGGCGACGACGTGTCGGGCCGGATGCTTCTTGGCAATGGCGTCGAGCCGGCCTTTGTCGCCCTGCCCACCCGCGCCCCAGTTGCCCCATTGCTTGCACCGTTCCGCCGAGTAGGCCGTGAGGTCGTAGCCGAGATCCGGGAACGGCTGGCGGTAGACCACGCCCCAGTCCCGCAGCCAATGGGCAGCCGCGCCGCCGAACGACCCGTCGCTCCACCCGCCCGAGCCCTCAGGCTTGTTGCGGGCCTCAACGCGCGAGCCGCCGTAGATCGCTTCGACGCTCGGCATCAGCGGCGGTTCGGGCACGAGCTTCAGATCCCACGAGATGCTTTCGCTACACCACACGGCGTGCATCGCGCCCCAGGCCACACAGTCTCCGATGCCCTGCTTCTCGCACACCCAGGGCTTCCCGTAGCGGGCCTGGTGGGCCTTGGCCATCGCCCGATAGAGAAACGTGTCCACCCGCTCGGCCTTTGCCATGGCCTCGGGGGCGGCCTGGCGGAAGAACCGCTGCTCACCCAGTTCAGCGAGGAACTCGGCCACACCTTCGGGGTTGGGCGTATATCCGAAGTTGTCGCCGATGACCGGGGCCCGGCCGGGCTGGATGGCCAGCCACAAGCCCAGCCCAAGGAGCACCAGGGCGGCGACGATCTGCCAGCGGGCGCGGGGCGTCACGCTCATCGCACGGCGGCCTCCGCAGCCTTACCGACCTCACGGTAGGCCGCCACCCACTTGGCTTTCGCCTCGGGAGTCAGCGGGCCGCCAGACGTGCCAGCGTTGGCATTGAGATACGCCTCGATCGCCGCCCGGGCCCGGGGATGCTTCTCGCCCAGGCTCACGCCTCGGCAGAGCAGGAGCCGGCTGCGCGTCCGCAGTTCGTCAAAGGCGACGCCGGTCGTGATCAGCGGATTCGGCTGTGTGGCGTCCCATTCGATCTCGGCGGCCAGCTCGTGGCACAGGGCCGCCGTGGTGGCTGCATCGGCGGCGGCGTCAGAGCCGACAAAGGTGCCCCGCAGATCGAGCGTGGTGGGCTGTGGCGGGCTGGGCTCGGGCTCCGGCTTGCCAGTCGAGCGGTTGGCGAACGACAGCAGGGCGGCCACGCCGAGGACGAGGGCGGCGTAGTGGTGCCGGTCCAGCCGGGTCAGGTCCATCGTGGGCGAGTGGGCCTTGATCCACGGCCATGCCAGGGCGATGGCGACGGCGATGACGAGCAGACCCGTAGTCATGGAGCGACCTTCCTGATGAGAGGCAGCAGCGATTCGATGGCACCGCTGGCAGCCATGAGCACGAGTGACCGAACCGCCGGCCGCACGACCAGCCACACGGGCCACGCCAGCGTCGGGATGCACTTGTCAGCGACGGCGTCGAACAACTGGCCGACGGCCTCGAGGGCCCATTCCCGTTTGCCCGGCCCGTCGCCCGGAATCGTGTCGAGGGCGGCGACTACCACCCGAAGCAAAGCCACGGTGAGCTCGGCAAACTCGCCGACGGTGAGCCCGTTGGTGGCGGCCACCTTGGCCGTGGCAATAAACGCTCGGATCTTCTCCGACACGGTCAGCAGGTTTTCCGTCGCCGTCACAGGAGCACTTCCGATCATGACTTCACTCCCACGATGTAGACCTCGACGTCGGCCGCACTGGCCCCGTTGTTCGTGATGGCGATCACCTTGTCAGTGGCGGTCGTCGCATAGCCGGCGTTTAGATGCGTGACGTAGAGCACGCCCTCGGGCCCGAGTGTCATCGCGCCGGCCGACAGGGCGGCCCACCGGTTCGTCGTGCTGCCGTTGACCGCCAGGCTGGCCGTCGTCGAGCGGTTGACGATCAGCAGGGCCTTAACCTTGGCGAGCGACAGCGTGCCCGTGCCGCCGAACAACTTGAGCGGCAACGCCCGGAGGTCGATCGTCGTCGTGGCGCTGGCGGCCACGGTGATCACGTCTTTGTGGTAGCCGTTGGCCTGGTCGTCGCCGGTGCCATCGGCAATGGCGAACGTGAGATTGGCCGTCGCCGAATCGGTGACGGTGGTCGTGTTGAGGTCGTCGGCCCAACGGGGCACGACCCGCAATGTGCCGGTGAGCGAGAAACTAGCTGCCACTGCCGCTGCCTCCCGCTGCCACCGAGGTGCCGAACAGGTACAGCTCGTACGTCACGGACGCTGCATTGGGGTTGCTGATGCGGATCACGCTGTTGTCGGCCGTGACCTCCCAAGCATCCGTTTGGTTGATCGAAAACCACTCGGAGCCGGGCCCGACCTCGGCGGCGTAGACGACCGTGGGCCGCCCAGGATCGACGCCGACGAGCAACCGCCGGCCGGCAGTCGTGGTCGTGTTCACGACCCGGATCGCCCGCAACTGGCGGAACGTGAATGGCACCGTGACGCCGAGGGCCTGCTGCGTCAGGTTGAGCAGATCGAACTCCTCGACCGTGTTCGCCGGGATGGTGCGCGAGTCGGCGAACACCAGGTCGGCCTCGCCCGGCCCGTCGCCGTCGGTCAGCGTGTAGGTGCCACTAGCGGTCTTGCGGTTCGTGACCGTGCCAACCTCTTGCGTGTCGGTGCGGGTCCACTGCATCGACGTGCGGAACTGCCCGGTGAGTGAGTCGGTGAGCGTGTCAGCCATCGAGGGCTCCCGACTCAATGGCCGATCGCAGGGTGGCCGGCTTTACGCCCAAGCGAAACGCTTGGAGCGCGAGATCTTCCGGCGACAGCCGTTCGGGCCGTTTGCTCGTGACCTTGCCCCAAAACGCCTGGCTCGGCGTGTAGCCCTTGGCGAGCGATTGCACGTCGCCCGGGGCAGCGAGCGGCTCGCGGCCTTGTTCACCGCCTCGGCGAAAATGGGCGTGAGCGATCACGCCCCGAGGCTACGCCTGCCGGTTGCCTGCACGGCAGGGTGTGTGGCCCTCACGACGCAGCACTTCGGCAATCACGGCATAACAGGCGATGTCCTGGAGCGTGTCCGACAACCCGTCGAACTCGACCTTGCCGCGCCGAAAGTACGCCTTGAGCCGGTGCATCTTGTCCATCATGCGGAGCACGCATCCGGCCCACGCCGGAAGGTTCACGATGTCGGCCGACATGCGGATGTTTGACAGGGCGTCTTCGTCCACGCCGTAGTCGAGCGTCTTGCGGAGGTGCAGCTGCTTGAGCTCGTCGAGCACGGCCAGGAACTCGGCCGACCCGGGCCGCAGGGCATCGCCCTGAAACGACGGCTGCCACTCGGCGTAGGTATCACTAGGGGCGTTCTTCACGCCATCGCCGGTGAGACGCTGCTGACGCAGCTCACGCTCGCCCTGGAGAATCCAGTCCACGGGAATCGACGCCACGGGCTCCTCGGGAGTTACCGGCACGCTCTGGGTTGTCGTATCAAAACAGCGTGCCGCCGCTTCCTGGGCGGGCTTGCAGCCGGCGAGCGAGGCGGCCATCGGCGTGTAGCCGGCCATCTTGGGATCGTCGGTTGGCGTGCCGGCCAGTCGGTCCGCCACGGCCTGTCGCAGTGCTTGGTTCGCTTCCTCGAGTTGCGTCATGAGTTCCTTCCTGTCTGCGATGAGTCGAAGAACGTCG